TGATATTTAAAAAATATATAGAAGGGGGTTATTATTAATAAAAGTAGTATTATGAAAAAAGATAAAGATATTAATAAAGCAAAAAATGATAATAACACCTATTTAGAAAAGGTCGTTAAGGCATCGCCAAAAACAGTTGCTAAGAATAAGATTAAGCCTAAAAAGAAAAAAAAGAAGCCGGATACTGAAACCGGTAAAAAAAAAACTAACACTCAAACAAAAACGCTTTATAGATAATTATATTATTAGTGGAAATGCAACGGACGCAGCCATTAAAGCAGGGTATTCAAAGAAAACAGCGGCACAATGCGGCGCAGACAATCTTAGAAAATTATATATTAAACAAGCAATCGAAGAACAACTGAAAAAAATCGAGGATGCGAAGATAGCAAAAGCAGATGAGGTATTGAAATTTATTACTTCAGTTGTTCGCGGCGAGGTCAAAGATCCCGTTGTTGTAACAGAAGGCCGAGGTGACGGATACAGTCTAGCAAGAATAGTCAACAAGCCTGCAGGTCTTAAAGAACGATTATCTGCGGCCAAACAACTGATGAAGCGTTACGGTCTGTTCACTGACAAGGTTGAGATTAAAGACACGACCGAAAGAATCAATCCACAGCACGAAGAAATCCTTAACGCTATTCGTGGGCGCAAAGTTGAAGGTTTTAACGATGAGTAAGAAACTGATTATTAACGATCGTTTTCTCGATGTCATGACGGTTGCTTTATCACCTAAAACCCGATTGCTGGTGGGCGAGGGCACAATACGTTCAGGCAAAACGGTCGATATTAAAAATGCTTTTTTTGAAGCAGTGCAAGATAGTGACGAAGAGATGCATTTGATTGCGGCGCAAGACTTAGATGCCATCAACGATAATATTTTAGATGGATTCGATGGTCTTTTAAATATTTACCCTGAATATTTAAAAATAACGAGGGATGAAATCGGTGGTTTTTACATCGCTTGTAAATGTGATTTACCCGGAAGACCAAGAGAGAAAAAGATCCTTTTAGCCGGTACAGTGAATGCCAACAAATGGAAAAAGATTTTAGGTAAAACACTTGGTGTTATCATGGTCGATGAAGTAAATACCGCATCAGAACAATTTGTCGATGAGTGCTTCTCCCGTCAAGCTAGCGCAAATAGGCCTTTAACGCTTTGGACTTTAAACGGCGATGTGCCGACACATTGGATTTATGAAAAATACATCAACCGCTGCAAGATCATTGGTGAAGCACCTGCATCAATTAGAGCCGATATGGACAAAGTGCAAAAAGAAGCCAGATGGTATTATATGCACTTCACGATGAAGCATAATCCAATCATGACACCTGAGAAGATTGAGGCGGCATCTAGAATATATCCCGTTGGCAGTTATTACTACACGATTAAAATTCTTGGCGAGCGTGGCGCACCTGGATAAGCTTATTTATCTTGATTATTTGAGCGAACAGCTGTTTAAACCATTTAAATCTGAAGAGTGGTTTAAGTACACAATCGGTGTCGATATTGGAGCCGGGCGTGCGAAGAACTCATTTTCGCTTCGTGCATTTAAGCACGATAATTCAGAAACAATGGTTGTTGATGGATGGGAGTTTCAAGGCTTAGGATATGAGGAAAAGAAAAAGAAGCTAATTGCTTTTTGCCAAATGTATAAGCATTTACCAATTACTGGCATTTTCATCGACTCAGCAGAAGCGAATTTCATCCGTGATATACAAGGCGACTTTAAGCGAATGGGATTGCCAGAAGTCGCAGAATCTTATAAAGCTACGATCAAAGAGCGCATTGATATGAATATCGTTTTATTTGCGACCAAACGGTCGTTTTTTAATTCCGATTCGGCATTCGCCAAAAGATTATATCAAGCTTATTCAATTGCAAAATGGGTTGAGGGAAAAGAAGGCGAAGAGCGAGAAGATAAGAACGAATGGCTAAATGACTTAATTGACAGCGATGAATATGCACAAACACGCTATATGAAAGCGCTCATGAAAGCATCGAAAGAGGTGATCTAAAATGGGAATTAGAGATTGGTTTCGAGAAAGGCGATTAGAGCGATTAAGGAGGGATTTACTAATGCTTCAAGAATCCGGCAAAGACAAAACACCAAACTTCAATCCGGCACACTTTAAAACATTTACCGAGATAGCGCCGGACCTCGAATTTACCTTAAGCGTTCAAGAGAATCTTGCTTGGTTTATTGGTAAACCACGGTTATTAAGACAATTTTATGCAACGCATCCAATAGTAACTGGCGATTTAAAATATTTTTGGCAAACTGCTCCTGGTGATGTTATCAAGCGACATACCGGCATTCCAAATACGGCTGCAAACAAAATGGGAGTTATTTTGTTCGGCAATGGTTTTACATCAAGAGTCGAGATTTTTAAAACTGATGAAAACGGGAAGCCAACGAATGAGATTGATGATAAAGCATCGAAGCTAGCAACGGAGAACTTAGAAATCCTTAAAAAGAAAACTGAGCTTGTGGACCACTTGAGAAACGGTGCAGTTACTGAATCAGTTTTCGGTCATCTTTTTGGTAAGTGGAGCTATGATATTGAATTATCTGAGTATCCGATATTCGAGATTGCTAGCGTGATGAATGCTGAGTTAGTTAAGACACGAGGCGTCACAACCGCAATCGTTTTTAAAAACTATCACACGATAGGCGATAAACTATACGTTCACAAAGAAACGCACACCACTAACGAAAAAGGTTTCGCAATGTATATTAACAAGCTGTATGCATTAGACAAATCCACCGGAAGCGAAAAAGAAGTGCCTTTAACAACAATCCCGCAAACTGCAAATCTAAAGGATGAATTTGTTTTTGAAGGTATAATCGGTATGCTTGCATTTGAAAAGCCAAATAAACTACCGAATGCGGAATTCCCTAATTGTCCGTATGGAGCGAGCGATTATGCAGGCGCACATAATGTTTTCGATGCACTCGATGAAGTCTTTAGCGAAATGGTTTCAGAAATCCGGAATAATAAGCCTCGGCGCTACGTGCCAGAGAATATGATTCCAACAAATAGAAACGGCGAGAAACAACCACTTGATCCATTCGTTACAAACTATGTTAAAGTCACTGGCGATATCGACCAAGACGCTCAAAACAAAATTGAAGTGACAGAAATCAACGATAAGCACGAATCACTACAAAAGAAATATGATACGCTTCTTACAGCTGCACTTAATAAAATGGGATTATCACCGCTAGCGATTGGCGATCCTGGAATGGTTGCAATGAACTTGGGTGACAAATCACAACAAGAAAAAAACAAGACAACACTAGAAACACGAAACCTTAAGCTTCAGTCTTGGATTCCGTTTATCGAAAAAGTCTTGTTGCAAATGCTTTCGCTTAATGCTTGGATCCAAAAACAATTCGGTGTCGAGCAAGAAGGCTTAAATAGACTTGAAATTGATTTTTCAAATTGCAATGTCGCAATTGAATTCCCAGACTATATTCAAACTTCTGATAAAGAAGTTATCGATACTTGGGGTGCAGCAAAATCAAATTATCGTGTAGCTTCAACAGAAACAGCAATCAGGTATATTCATCCGAATTGGTCCGAAACACAAATTTTGGATGAAGTTAACCGCATTCGTTTTGAGGAAGGCATGAGCTTCGATAATCCTAACAATCTTCCCGAGTTAACCGGCATTAGCGAAATCGAAAACGAAATTGAAAACGAAGACGAAGACGAAGAAAGTCAACAAGTCAACCCAGATGAAAACATCGACAAAAAAGTAGAAGGTGCTGGCGGTGGCAACGAACAATAATCCACCAAGACAAATTTTAAGTCCTGATGCATCAGTGTCTGGACCAATGATTGTGGCACTTCAGAGCGCAACAACCAAAATCAAGGAACTAATCACGCAAGCAATTTTACAAGGCGCATCGCAAGAGGAACTAACAAAGCAGCTTAATAAAGTGATTGCTGAAGCGTGTGAGAAAATTCGCGATCCAACGCTAAAGGAAGAAATCCGGAACGGCTTTGTCGTTAGTGCTAAAAAATGGTATTATGAGCTTAACCAAACCATCAAAACTGTAAACCACAACTTACGCAATAAAGTCTTAACCGTGGTACCAACCACAACGCTTTACGCTTTAGACATAAACGCGATATTCAAAAGCGGTCCAAAGCAAATTATCGATAACTTCAGGCCTTATATGGACTTTAACGCAAAAGGACGAGCATTAATCGAGGGTTACGAGAACAGCGTTAAGTTAGGATTAAAGGCAATCGCAGCCGATCCACCAATCAGCACTAGACTTACTAAAGATGGGAAACCAGTCAAAGTATCTTTAAGAAATCGTGTCGAGATGGCTATTCGTTATGATGCTAATCTCAAAGACGTCAAGAACTTAGTTGATAATGGCGTTAAGCTAGTATGGACCTCAAGCCACCCAAACTGTTCTCCAAGATGCGCTCCGCATCAAGGCAAGCTATATTCTCTCGACGGAACAAGCGGAACGATTAATGGCATCAGATACACACCGCTTGCAGACGTCTTAAAGCTTAACGGTGGCAATTCCATCATCAATGGCTATAACTGCAGGCATCGTTTAATCGAATATCGACCAGGAAGCCGTCCACCGACTGATTATACCGTAGAAGAAATTAAGCGTGAATATGCAATCGACCAAAGGCAAAGGAATTATGAAAATACGATTCGGAACTTAAAAGCCGAAGAAAGATTGCTAAGGCAAGCAGGATTTACTAAAGAAGCGAGTGAATTACGTAAGAAGTGGCAATATTTAAACAAAAATTATGAAGCGTTCTCATTGAGAAATGGGCGGCCATTTTATAGATGGCGGACAAGAATTAGTGAGGATGAAATTTCCAAAAAATCATTTATTAACAAGAAAAAATGATTTTAAGATTTCAAAAAGCCCATACTCAGATAGTATATATTCATTACCACAAGATGAAAAGATTGACTGGGGACAAAAGCCGGAATATTCTTATCGAGTTGCGGACCACTGGAATTGGGAACAGGACGGAAAAATACACTGCCCTACCGAAACTGGCGAAAATTATGGGTGGGCATTATGCCAAGTCATTGATGGCAAATATCGCCTTATCATGAAAATTAAAAAATAGAAAGGTAGAAAGGAATTAACATGAAACGAATACTACTGTTTATTTTTTTAATTGTGCTTATCTTTGTTCAAACAGGTTGTAAAACAAAAGAAATAGAAATAGGTGATAATGGCATATTAACACCCGACATTCCGGTTCAAAGCGAGTATGTGTTTTTGAATTATGAGGATGCATTAAAAAAATTAAAAGACAAATCACCAACCCAAATCGATAATAACAGCATCTTAAAACGAGGTGCTTTTATTATACCCAAAATCTCGCTGGTAAGCGATAGCCTCCCAAACTTTCAAATCACGGGCGCACCGTGTAAAAAAGCGTACGAAAGGAGAAAGCAAAAATTATGGAAAAACTTATCGAATTAGTAGGTAAAGATGTGTTCGAACAACATATCAAACCGAAACTCAAAGAAGGTGCGAATTATTTTTTCGGTGAAGGCGAATTCATCCCTAAATCAAGATTTGATGAAGTGAACAACCAAGTTAAGGATCATAAAAATCAAATAGCCGAACGGGATAAACAGCTTGAAGAATTAAAAAAATTTGCGAAAGGCAACGAAGAACTAACTAAGAAATTTGAGGAATTACAAGCTACGTACACCAAAGAAAAGCAAGAGTATGAAGCGAAAATCCAAAAGCAAGAATACGACTTCGCTTTCCAAACCGAATTATCGAAGCATAGGGCAAAAGATATCGATTTGCTTAAGGCCAAGATTGACAACACAAAAATAACCTTCAAAGATGGCAAATTCTATGGCTTAAACGAACAAATCGAGGGATTAAAGAAAACGCACGCTTATATCTTCGATGAAGCATCAAATCAAATACCGCCAAGAGGCGGAGCACCAATTATTCCAGGTGGTATTCCAACAAAACCAGGAATGGGAAATCCAGCACCGGTAGAGAATCCAAAACCGTGGAATAAGCACAAACATGGCATTTAAAAAATTTAATTTGAAAGGAGCTAATTATTAATGTCTGTTGTAGTTCATTCTCTAAATTATGCTGAGCAATTCAGCCCAGTATTACTCCCAATCATGATTCAGGAGGCTTTAACAAGTCCGTTCATTGTGCCTAATGTTAAATGGCTGGGCGCAAAAACATTCCATTTCACGCAAATGTCAACTTCTGGTTACAAAAACCACTCAAGAACTGGTGGATGGAATCGTGGCAAAATTACTCAACAAGACTTCGAATTCACCGTGAATGTTTCTCGTGATATCGAATTCTTAGTTGATAAAGCTGATGTTGATGAAACAAATTACATCGCATCTGCGCAAAATGTCGCAATGGTTTTCCAAAAAACGCAAGCTGTTCCAGAAAAAGATGCGTATTTTTTCAGTAAAGTCGCAACAACAGCCAAATCTTTAGGAAGCGCATATAGTTCTTCTACCGCAATCTCTACTTATTCTGTAGAAAACGTTTTAACCAAAATCAAAAGCGTAATCGCAAAAGTGAAACGTTATCGAAGAAGTCTTGTTGTTTATGTTCGTAGCGCTGTAATGGATTTGCTTGAATTATCAACTCAATTACAACGCAAGGTTGAAATGACTGTTATTCCAGATGGCGGCATCGGCATTGAAACTCGTTATACAATGATTGATGGCGTTCCTATCTTAGAAGCAATCGATGAAGACCGTTTCTTTGACAAATTCAACTTCAATCCAACAAACGGTGGTTTTGAACCAATCGCTAAGGTTGAAGCGGTTTATGCACAAACATCAGACCAACAAATTGATGAAGATAAAACTTATTACACTCGCTCTGGCGAAGAGGGCGCTTATGTGTATACAAAAGTTGCATCGCCAGTTGTTGGCAGTATTGGATCTTATTACGAATTAACAAATACTCCAGTTGAGGGCTCTAAGAAAATCAACGTCTTAGCTGCATCAACAGAAACTGTTGTAACTGTTCCAAAAATTAGTTCGATTTATTTCTTCGCACCAGGCGCTCATACACTTGGCGACGGATGGCTATTCCAGCAACGCGAAGACTATGACACATTCATTTTCCCTAATGGAAAAGACGGTCAAATCGATTCGATCGCTGTTGATATCGACACAACCGAATATACTACAGATTAGACCTAGTCTTAATTATCACTTAACTTAAAAACCCTTTTAATTTTTGTGGGGAGGATAAATACTTCCTCCCCTTATTTTTTTACTAAATGGAGGTTATATATGACCGAAGAAAAAATCAAAACATTTACAAAAGATTTTCTATTTAGAGCTGGTATCGATTTAGAGAAACGTTTGCCGGCAAATGATTTAGAAACAAATAAAGTCGATGCATTCGTTAACCGTATTGAGATGATGATTGAAGAAGAAATCATGGCAAGAAATCCCAACTATAGGCGTTGGAAAGAACGAGGATTATCTGAAGTGCAAGAAGATGCGATTTATAGGGCAATTCTTGAACAAGCGGCTTATGTATTTGTAGTTGGTGACTTTAATTACATATCCGGTTATGATCCTATTAGTGGCACACTTACTCCAATTGACGAATTAAGAAAACGCACCCTTAGCCCACAAGCTAAAAGAATATTAATGAATGCCGGACTCTTTTATGCCGGATTGAGAGGATGAGTCTATGTACATGAATTATCGATTCCCAGATCAAGCCATATGGCATAAACAAGTATTAGATCCGGACCATGAAATTTTAAGGCGTCACGTTAATTCTCACACTTTCAATTGCGTGGATTTATCAAGCACGCTCAAAGCGGCTCCTCAACAAATCGATCAATTAACAGGAACAATACGTGCGAAGGGATTAGGGAAAAGCCTTCTTTTAAGAACTGACGATCCAAAAGCCGCGGATTTTAAAATTGAAGATACTATCTTTTTCAAAGGGCATGAGTATCATATAACCCAAGTTTATGAAGTGCGTTCAAACGCTTTTTTAGGTGCGATGGAATATGAAATCTATTGCTCATAGGCTTAAGCTTGCTTGTGATGCGCTTTGTACGATTTTAAAAGCTGAAGCACCTTACGATACCGGAAATCTTGCATTAGATGGCATTCGGGTTATTGAAGGCGAGCCAGGATATTTTTATGTAGCTGTCGGTGGCGAAATTGCGCCTTATGCGAAATATACTCAAGAGTCTTGGGACAATTTCGAAGCGCCTTTAAAAGGGAAAAAAAACCCTAATGAAGGCTGGATTAACAGAGGAATCGAAAAAGCATTGCCGCTTATTAAGCAAATTATGGAAGGTGCAATAACGGAAGATGAAGCTAATGAATATTTAGAATCACGAGGATACACAAGAGAACTTAAAGAAAAACAAATCAAGCGTGCTGAATACTTAGAAGCAAAAGCTAGAAAGCTTGTATCATAGGAGGAAACTATGACATTTGAGCAAAAATACAAAGAGATTTTAAGAGCGCAGTTAGAAGCTGTAACCAATCGCAAAGTATATGTCAGTAACGACATTCACTACCAGCCACTCGACGATGATCCAGAAGCAATAGTTATGGTAATTAATACAGGTGGAACAAGTCGTTCATCGGTTGATGGATTCGATATGAACACATTGCCGATTAGCATTAATTTTATCTGCCAAGCAAATTATTTGCAAGAAATATTTGGCATCTTAAACCAAATCGCCAAAGAGAACAACGCAAAATATTATCAAACAGAGATTGATGGAACAACTTATTTTTACCAAGTAATTTACTCAGATGCTTTTCAAATCGGTGGCGCCTATAAAGTTCATTTAGAACGTAGGACCGTCAACTGCATAACCGGAAATTGGTTATTAAATATCACCTATTCCGAAAACGCAATTATCGAGCCTTCGATATGCAAACTTAAAGTTGGATCCACAGAATATGATATTAAATATATTAATCGTTATGATATGTCTGCTACTCCAGTAACCGAATCTGTACAATATATCGATGAAGATGGGCAAGAGGAATTATTTATCGATACAGTTCTAAGTTATTCTTTCGTGCTTCTTAAAGTTAATAATGATGCATTGCAAACCGAATTAAGAAAGCAAATTGCTGGAAAAATTGACTTGAATCAATCTATTTTAACGCTTAAAATTGATGGTGATGAAATACCAATAAATAAATTAGTCGTTACCGAGATTTACGAAAACAAAGCTTCAGTATATAATCTTGTCTTAACCAAATCGTAGGTGATTCTATGGACACAGAATATAGAATTCCCATAAATGTTGAATTAATTGCAACCGAATCAAAAGGCACACCATCACCAACTTCAAAGGCTACTCCTGATCAAACGCAAAAGAAGCTAGCAAACGAAGCAAGTAATGAAGCGGGCGGAGTCTTGAGCAAGATGGTAGCTATCCAAGTTGGCAAGCAAGCTATAAATTATGGTTTGCAAAATTATGGTAATTTAACGGGCGATTATATTACACAATCACACTTACAAACTGCTAATCAGCTTGGTGGAACGCTTTTAATGGCGGTTAAGGGCGGAATTGCAGGAATGACCATAGCAACTGCATCACTTGGTTTTCAAGTTATAAGTTATGGCATTGATGTTGCAAACCGAAATCGTGAAGCGCAATTTTTGAGAGAACGTGTTGGCATGGCATCGATTTACGGAGGAAGATAAGGTATGCAGAAATATTACAAATTGATAAATGGTGTTTGGGAAGAAATACAAAAAGTTCTTGCTGGCCAAGTCGAAACAGAAACAATCGACGATACGCTTGATAATGGCGTTTTAATTTACGATAACAATACAAGCGATTTAATTCCGGTCTTTACTCCGATTAAAATCGACACTCAACCGCACATTAAAATTACAGTTACTGATGAGGTCTATTTATCCATATCCAGTGATGGTAAATTATTTTATGTTAGCGAAAGCTATGGATGGAGTAACCAATTAAATACAGCAAGTGCAGGCGATTTGATCGAACTCACAAACCAAACGGATGATGCCGAAAATCAGGTTTATAAAGTCATCAGCTATTCGAGTGGCATTTTAACGATGGCAAGATATTCAAATAAAGAGCGATTCTTTCTAGCAGCTGAGGAAAGAATGGAGCAACACACAAAAATATTTCCTTATGTTTTTAGGCATACACTTATCTACATCGAACCTACAAAATACTTAGAAAAAATATTTGTATATAATCTTTGCTTGACTAACAAAACGGATACACTTAAAGCACAAATTGAAAAAGCACTTGTGAATGCAGAACTAATCGAAGTGGGACAAAACCCGCGATTTAGTTTATCGAGCGATTTAATAACCTTCTTAGGCGATACACCAGGCGAGGATTTTTTCTTTGATAAAGCAACACTTCGCGAGATACTTGATGCCATGCTTGCGGTTAAAAACGCAAGAGTTTATGTTGAAAAGATAATTGATTTTAATGATATCGTTATTAGCTATGTCGATATGAATGAAATCAAAGAAACAATCGATTTTGAAAAAAAATGCGCACTTGAGAAAAGTAATAATGTAGAAATGCATGCCGGCAATATTGAGGGCTTTGGAGCTAATAGTGTTATTCCTAATGTTGTGTTCCAGGATTGGACCTCCTTTAAAACAACTGAAGCAGTGCTTACAAGCAATAATTTTAAAATAACCACAGTATTCCCGATTGAACGAATAATTAAACTAGAAATTTTATGCGATTTTCGAGTTAATGATGGCGCTGGAAATTCAATCGAAAAATATTATGAATATCCACTTGATTTGACAGAAGCTGTCTTTGATCGTGATGCCTATACTTTGCTAGACGAAAACTATGGAACAACACCCGGCATAGGATTTAGCTTGGACGGACCTTTACCAAGTCGCTTAGCCTTTGGGAAAGACAATGTTTTGGTTTATGACAGAAGCGGTCAAAACATAACTGGAGGCAAAAAAACTGACTGGATTATTTTTCCTGATAACCCAGTGGAGCAAGCCATTGAGGCTGCAATCGATAGAGCTTGTATAAGATACGAAATACCAGGAAGCGAGAATCTCGATCGTACTAGAAATTGGACCGTCACGCTGGAAAATAATGTTATTAATTGTTTAGTTAGAATTGAGTATATTCCATATATTGATACTTATACAAAAATCACAAAGCCAGGTTTATATGACAATGAACAAGCTAAATTATCGGCTATCGATAATCAATCCGAAAAAGTGATATCATCATTAAGACATGGTATTAATCTGCTTGGAAAAATCAGTCGCTTAGGCAATGATGAGTATATTGTTGATACAGTTGTTAAAGACCATGATGAAATTAAAGAGATTGGCCAAAAAACTATTGACAATTATATTATTTACAAAAAAGAAGTTGCATATCACAATAATTATGCAAAAGTCAGATATTACCTATCAAAAAACTATAACAACTTGAATGAACGAATAGCCTTAAATCGAGAAAAGCGAGTATATGATATCCCGCTTACAAGCTACCTAAACGAAATTTTGATTAAGAATTATATCTTGGTCGATTTTTTGCCAGTTAATAATAGCGGGATTGTAAAGAATTTTGCTTTGAGGGCATTAATTGGCAGAACGAATAACACCGTTTCTAAGTTCGTATTTGAAACAAAAAGCGGTAGTGACACATTTGGACCATTCGAACTTGCGACTGCAAACTACACAATGGGTAACGTGATGCATTTTGTAGCCCAATGCATGGATAATTATTCTGTAGGCTATTCTATTGGTGGCCGAATAATTGGCGGGAATAAGGTAGTTTATAATCCGTATGTAGATGATAACACAGGAGAATTTGAAAGCTTTAAGTTCTTATTGACTGATTTTAGGACAGAGGCTGATAACTTCATCGAGCAAAACAAGATACTTCCTAAAACTAATTATGACTATTACATTTCATCTTCACGCTCAGCTGAAGGCGAATATCGGTATTTGAAAGATGCATATCAAACCATAAAGTTTAATGTCGCTTTAGAACTATTGCCAGCAAAGAATCAATTTGGTACAATCATCATCGGGAATCGTTTAGTAGAACACAATGGATTGATCAAGCGAGGTATAACAACTTTTGAAGATGCGGTAATTTATGTTAGCGAACAAGCTTATAACACGACTGAAATATTTAAAGCTAAAGGTTCTGTGTTAAGTGGTGCGAGTTTAACGCGAAGCACAGTTAATAATGCTGTTAGAGTTGATTACGCTCCAGCGATTCCATCAAATAAAGCAGCCTTTGCTATAGCTGATGCAAGTGGCAATTTATATTTGGCAGTGAATGATATCAGCAAGCTTAAGGACTGGATTTATTTCTACGGAAGCAACGAACTAAAATAAAAAAGGCCTATTCGTTAGGCCTTTTGATTTTCTTCCAATTTTTTGAGTCTTTTATGCAATTCAAAGTGTTCGGATGCAATAAAGAAACTGGTTAGACCAAAAATTGTGTTAGTAATCAAACCAATAATACAAACCGCAATTATTCCTTGATTAGACGAAATAAATGCTTCTGATCCTCTTGTTCCCACAATAGGTTTAACAAATTTAATTGTTTGAATAGCATCAATCCCAAACCAAATATATCCAGCGGAACTAATAATCAATACAATTAATGCAATTAAGATAAAATTATTTTTTTTCATTCCCATATCACCTCACTAATAATATACCCGAATATAAAAAATAATGCAAATAAAAACCCTTAATTTAAGGAGGAAAAACAAAATGAAAATAATTTTTAATAAATATGGTGGCTTGAAAACCATTGAAGACCGACAATTACTCGTTCAATCGTCAAGTAACGCCAACTATGTCGATATTTATTACCAAGATGAAAACGGCAATTTTGCAGATGAAGCGGTTAATTTAGCCACTATCGCATTCAAACGTGCTGATTCATTCGAGATAATGGAAAAAACGTGCGATGCGGTCAGAGAAGAACTAACGAACAAGCTTCTTTATTTTAGATATGTATTCCAAGAAGATGATTTGGCTGTCAATGGCGAACTACAAATCACTGTTCGTTTAAAGCAAGTCGTATTTGATCCAGAAGATGAAACGCAAATCTTACTTATCAAACAAAGAGCAATGGGAAAACTCGTTGCTCATATTTACGAAGCAATCGGTACTGACTATGAACAGTATAATGTCATTGACGGTAGATTGCTACAGCTTGAATTATGGCAATCGACATTTGACGGCAACTTTTATGACGTTACACAAATTGACGCAATCGTTGCACAAGAGGTTTTAAACCGCAATAACGCTATTAACGACCATAATAATAACGCAAACGCTCACGCAAGCATTAGGCAAGAAATAACAGACCTAGAAAATGATTTGCAAGAACAAATAGATGGTATTGACGACACATTGCAAAACCACGAAAGCCGAATTGGTGAGTTAGAACAGTTTGCAGAAAATTTAGAAACAAATATTACAGAAGAAATCGAAGGCGCATTAGATAACAAAGCCGATCTAGTCGATGGTAAAGTGCCGAGAGAACAATTACCAACTTATTCTTATGATGAAATAATTGATAAACCAAGTGATGTTGTTTTTACTGTGGCAAGTTTATCTACTCTTACTGCTTTAGAACAAGAAACGATAACCGAACAAGGAAGAAGCATTTTAACTACTGATTATAGTAGTTTAGACACGAGCAAATATACCGATTTAATTCTTTTGCACAACAACGTTCATTACCATTATCGCACAATTAATTTTGATGGGGTTGGTAACTATATTATCATTACATTTGAAAGCCCAACTACTGACGTTAAAATTTTATTAACGATTGATTATCGAACAACAGGTGAACACGAATACGAAGCAACCACTATATCGACTGTTCGCGAAAACTATGAGGAATTGGGTGCAGTAAATACACACAACACAAGCGAATTCGCACATCCGTTTTTACAAGGCAAGATTGATGAAGCCAAAGCAATAGCAGAGGGCAAATCAAGAGCAATAGTATTTGCAACAGAAGCAAACCTAGATGGTTGGCTTGCAACTCCACCTACTTTTACTAGACCAGATGGTAAAACAAAGGCTGACTTAAAAATAGGCGATAACTTATACATAGAGGAATTAGACAAACCCGACTATTGGTGGAATGGAACAACAATTAAAGAACTAGAAACACAAAAAGTTGACTTAACCGAATACGCTAAAAAAACCGAATTACTAACACTAGGCACAACAGAAAATGATGCATATCGTGGTGATTTAGGACAAATTGCATACAATCACAGTCAATCGGATCATGCACCTAGTAACGCACAAGCAAACGTGATTGAGGGAGTTCAAGTAAATGGAGTTGATTTAAGTGTAGCAAACAAAAAAGTAAATGTTACAGTTCCAACAATACCCAACATATCACTTAACGACGACCAAGCAACAGCAGGAAAATACATAAGCAAAATTGAAGTTGACGCAACAAATAAACATAAACTCATTGTAACAAAAGCAGACTTACCACAAGGTTTCAGTGGCAAATTCGGTGATTTAACTGAAGTTCCTGACGAGTTTACGCCAAGCGAACATAATCATGATGATAGATATTACACCGAAAGCGAAGTTGACACTAAATTAGGTGGAAAAGCAGATACAACTCATAATCACACAAAATCACAAATTACGGATTTTCCAACAAGTATGACTCCTACTGCTCATAATCATACTAAAAGCGAAATAACAGACTTTCCTACTTCAATGCCACCAACAGCACATAATCACGATAGCGACTATTACAAAAAAAGTGAAACATATACAAAGGCACAAATAGACGCATTAGTTGGTGATTTAGCAGGTGAAACACAAGAATTAAAGAGCATTACCACAGAACCAACGGGATCGTTCGTTTATGGTGATAAATACTACAATTCAAGCACAAAAGGACTTTACTATTATACAGGTTCAACGTGGGAATTAACAGGATTAGGCTCACCAATTGAAGGAGTAATTTATTCCTTTAATGGAACGTTGTATTTTTGGAACGACACCGTAGCTGATTTAATTCAAATTGGTGGTGGAGTTGATTTAAGCAATTACTATACAAAAACCGAAATAAACGCAATGTTTGCCAATTTGTTAGGTGGTGAGTATTAATGGCAGCGAAAGTATTTGAAGTCAATGATGTATTACCAGCAACAACACAGTTACGAATTAGTTGGATAGATGATATATATGAATTAATAGACAAGGGAGAAGTAGCGATAAGGTTCGATGATAATTTGGGTATTTCGAGAAAATTTATTTATGTAGATATGGATGAAGATAAGGAATTACATATATTTCTTACTTCAAGTGATATTTTAATTTGTCATATGGAATTAGGATATTTTGAATTTCCTTATACTAATTATGATGGCAATCATCCTTACTGTGATATTGATACTTCTACATGGGATATAAATAGAAGAACAATTACTGCTGTAGAAGCTGGTATGGATATTTTTACATGGGAAGACCTAAACGCACCATCAGGCTACACCATAACATTCAACTCCAACGGTGGTTCAAGTATTTCATCTATTAACGATGCAACCGAACTTCCTACATTACCAATACCAACAAAGAGTGGTTATACATTCGTAGCATGGTATTACGAAAGCAACTTCCAAACAAGAGCAAAAGCAGGCGACACAATAGAAAGCAATGTAACTTTATATGCAAAATGGCATAATTTAGGTAGTCTATTTACTGAAATAGCAGACGCTATTAGAAGTAAAGACGGAACGAGTGGAACAATTAGAGATGTTGATTTTGGGGAAAGAGTAAATGCAATACAACCCGCAAAAGAAGAAGAAACAAAAACTGTTACACCTAACTTTTCAAGTGGTAATGAAGTTGTTACACCTACCACAGGCAAAGTATTAAGTCAAGTAACAATAAATAAAGACAGTAATTTAGTAGCAAGTAATATTAAAAAAGATGTTGCAGTGCACGGTATCACGGGTACAAGTTATATTGCAATAGAATTAACACAGGCACAGTATGACGCATTAGGAACAAAAGACGCTAACACATACTATCTGATAGTTGAGGTGGAGTAATGGCAATAACAAAAATATATAAAGGTACAAATGATGTTACATCAAGTTTTTTAAAAGCATATAAAGGTGAAACGGAAATATATACTAGCACACAACCAATACCAACGGATTGCGTACTATTTCAAAGTCCTTCAAGTTTTACATTAAAAGTTTATGATAACACAAAACATTGGGATGGAACATTATATTATTCAACTGATACGACTACTTGGAACGTATGGAGTGGCACAACCACATTAAGTAGTGTAGGTAATAAACTATACTTAAGAGGAATAGGAAATACAGTAATCACTGGTGCTGATAACCCGAATTATAAATGGGTTCTAGAGGGTTCAAACATTGAATGTATAGGCAACATTGAAAACTTGCTAGACTATGAAACTGTTGCTTTAGGTAATCATCCTGCTATGGCCGCCTATTGTTATTCCTATATGTTTAGTGGTTGCACAGGATTAACATCCGCGCCAAGTCTACCTGCCACAACACTAGCCAACTATTGCTATTCCGGTATGTTCAATGGTTGCACAGGATTAACATCCGCGCCAAGACTACCTGCCACAACACTAGCCAGCTCTTGCTATCGTTATATGTTCGCTTATTGCAGAGGATTAACAACCGTGCCAGAACTACCAGCTACAACACTAGCCGGCTCTTGCTATTATTATATGTTCGCTTATTGCACAGGATTAACAACCGTGCCAGAACTACCAGCTACAACACTAGCCTACCGTTGCTATTATTATATGTTCAATGGTTGCACAGCACTTAAAGTATCAACAACAAAAGAGGGAAGTTATCAATATGCTTGGCGAATACCAACAAATGGAACAGGAACGACAGCAACAGATTGGAATTACCTTATGTTATATAACACAGGTGGAACATTTAAAGGCTCCCCAACAATCGACACAACATACTATGTAGAAAATCCACCGGTATAGAAAGGTGGATAATTATAATATGATAATAATACTAACAATTCTTAACCTACTTGACTACATCCTAACTTTACTCAATCGTGGCAATTTTGAAGAAGCAAATCCGTTAACAAGACCAATCATAGACAATACGCTTTTATTGACAATTTTAAAACTAATCATAGTGCCATTATGCATTTATATCTTGTGGCGTTATAAGGACAAGCTGATAGTAAAAATTGCTAGTGTTGTATTGTGTCTAGTTTACTTGTATGCAGTAACATTGGGAGTATTGATTTATGCAAGTGGTTAGCAATTTTAATCAACCAATAATAAAACAAGAACATATTAAGCCGATTTTAAAAGACTTATATAAAGTAATTAAACCATATCTTACATGGTCAATGCTAATATCATTTGGCATTGCGTGGTTTATCACTAACGGTTGGTGTTATCTATTAATATTTATCGGCAAAGGGTGGGTAAGGGCGATTGCCTTAGCCTATGCCGGCTTTCTATACCTGCCCTTTACCATTGAAAAACCTATCACAATTTGGATTGCGACTAGGATACAAAAATTATTATTCATAAAGGAGAGAAAAAAATGATATATAGAAAGAAACCAGTTGAAATTCAAGCAATACAATACATAAACTCTGCTGATGTGCATGAGTTCTGTGGTGAACAAGCAAGAGAACCTGTAGGTGAGAACCATATGGAAATAGTTACTCCAGAAGGTGTTATGACTGCTCAAAAAGGTGACTATATTATTAAAGGTATTAAGGGAGAATTTTACCCTTGCAAACCCGATATTTTTGAAGCAACTTATGAAAAAGTTGAGGAGTAATTCAAAATGACTAACCCTAAAATCTTAAAAGAAAACAAGCTAATCATCGAAGGCTATAAAGCAAAAGAGCGCGCCAGAGAACATGGCGTTTTAATTTGCACCGATGCTGAAAAAAAGATTTTTGAATTCGTTAAGGTTAGAGATTTGCCATATCAAATTGAAGACGATGGCAGTTTTATGACAGTAGGGCAATATCTCGATACGCTCGAAAACATTGTCGGTGCTAATTATCAAGAGTTACTTGATTTAATAACACTTAATAAACAAATTGTCGATGCTGCTATTCTTGAAATAGCTGATAAAATCGATAAAGATAAATTCCTATAAGGAGGAAACAATAAATGGCAGAAATTATTAATCAAATTATCGCATTTTTTACGAGCGATGAGTTTCAAGCCTTGATGACTTCTATCGGTTCATTGTTGCTTGCTGTATCGCCATTTCTATTTAAGCTTATTACTTCTAAAATCGAAAAATGGAAATTTAAGTTTCAAGCTAAAGCGAGTGAGGTTGCAGAAGCCTTAAAACTGGTTGATGAGTATAAGAAACTTGCAGAAGCAGAAGCAGCAAAGACAAAACAAACCATCGATCAACTAACCGAACTTGTAAACAAGCAAAATGAAGCTATGAGGCTTGCATTTGACCGCAGCAATCTTAAGGAAGATACTAAGCAAGCCATCCACAAAATTCTACAAGCACAGACAGTCAAAATTCCTGTCGAGCCGCTTTTAGAGGCGGCCAAAACCGTTCTTAAAGAGGATGAAAAAAAGAAAGATGATTCTTTATCCACTCAAACTCCCGTAGAAGAGCCAGAAGAAGAACCACAATACACTCGTATCTTCAAATAGGTGGCAAATATGATTACCAGAAAAGAATATTTTAAAAAGCGATGGTTATATTTTATAGCTGTCGCTTTTATCTTCATTGTGCCTTTTATAATTCTTTTGGAAGGCGTTTTTAATAATAATGCCGATAAACGTTATCCGTTGCAGCTTTCAGTTGTAATAATCGGAGTAGTGTATTTTACTGCATTACTAAAATTCTTTTATAAGAAAATTATGCTTATGAAGCCAAGCGTTGGTAAAATCTTTTTAGAGCGTTCAATGCTAATCGTTCCACTAATCACAATAGCATGCCTTGTTTATCTAGTAGAAAAGATATTCGTTAATTTCGATTTTTATTTGTGGATGATCGTTGGTTCAATGACCATCGGAACATTTTTTGAAGCGTTAGAATATTTAATAAATCGCAAGTTTATTTATAAATGGGAGGTCTTTTTAAAGGCTAAAGAAGAAGTGGATCGTAAAAGAGCCGAAGAAGAATATCGTAAAGTCTTGGAGGAAATAGAGAATAATGAATAGAAAATCTGTTAGTGATGAAAGAAAAGAAGTTCGGCAACTGATGCCTTTAATCTTTGTCATACTAATTCTATTAGCTGATTTTGCAGCTGTCTTTTTTCTCTCAGCTTTATCAGCTGATTTTGATTTGTCGGTATTGAAAACAAGCGAGTTTTGGGCTAATTATGTAATAACATTGCTGCTAATTTTTATTGCTTATTTTGCTTTAATTTTCTATGGTAATCATAAGGGCAACAAAAGCGATGAGATTATCTCGGCCCAAAGCGACCTTTACAAAGCGCAAAAAGAAGTAACGATCAATCTATTGTCTGGCGAACTTGAAAAACACTCTAATTCGAAAAATGTTATTTCTAAGTGTTATGCAATCATAAACCGTTTAGACAAAAACCTTCGCCGAATTAAGAAAGAAGAAAAGCGATTAAAAATCATCGATGAGAAAAAAGCTACGGTTTATACAATACATCTTGAAGAAGAAAAGTTAGCTGAAAGAACATTGACGGATGCAGAGCGCCAGGAAAGATTAGACTTTATAGAAAAATTAAACTACAATCCAAATAATTATTTGTTCATTAAATACCGAAAAATCGATAAACGAATCATTTTTTCTTCAAAAAGAGGTTCGAGTAATAAAATCGGTAAATTTGGCGCTGGATCAATCATCTTTAGCGAATCGTTAATCAAAATATCTTTCTCTATGATTTGCACTTTGGCATTTACTCTGCTTTTATACGGTTCATTTAAATGGGATTCAAACGCTTGGTTTAATTTAATATGGCGTTTTCTCTTGGTCTGCTTCAATGCCTATATGGGCTATGAATTGGGTTATAAAATGATTGTTGGCGATAAGAGAGCAGCTTTGCTAGAACGTTTGGATGTATTTAACGAGTTTAAGGCTTTTTGTCGGAAAGCAGGCTATCTTAAACCAAAAGACCAAGAACAAGAGAAAAAACAAGAAGAAA